TTTTGTGGTGAACGATATCTGTATTCCGTGATTTGTATTGACCGCTGTTTCTTTCACTGTGAAATAGCCGCGCTCCATATATTCCTGCATTGGCACATTTCGCCGGGAACCTGAAGCAATAAGGATTTTGTGATCGCGCATCCACGCAAACAGTTTGTTTGGACCAATACCAACAACCTTTGCAAAGTTTCCAATCAAAATTCCGCTGGCCTCGCCAACGCGATCGGCAAACTCAACTTTAGGTGCGGCAATTGCGAGCTGGTTTTCCAGTTGCATTTTCTGCTCAGCAAGATCAGCAGCAAGGCGCAACGCTTCTGGTAGCGTTTTGGGGATATTAACCGCAGCTTCTTCAAGCTCTCGCCAGCGGTCAACAAGGCGAGCGGTGAATTCCGGCGACAGCTGGGCTACAACGACAATACTGTCTCGCTTTCCTTGTTCGCCTTCGAAGACGTAATGCTCGTACTGAACATTGAACCCTAAGTTATTGATTCTTTCGGAAACCTCAATTTGAGGAAGCCGGATAACACCATTTTTAGCCAGCGTTTCGATGGTACGTTTCACATTGTCATGACGCTTACCCACCAACTCAGCGATTTCAATGCTTGTCATTTTGATGGCATTGCCATTTATTAACTCACTCATCGTCTTCTTCCTCGTACATTGAGCTATTCGGATCGCTCATCAGTTCTGCGCAGCAATCGGAGCACACGTGAACTTCCAGCACATGCAGCTTCTGACCGCAGTTAGCGCACGTTAAAGCCCGCTCGACGCTTTCTTTCTGGTATTGAAGGGATTGGGATGGACTAAGCATGGCTTTCACCATTAAAAAGTCGCTTGTAAGCATCAATGTCTCGTTTTGCTTCACCGAGCTTTCGTCTTAATTCCATGTTTTCTGATTCAAGCTTTTCCATGTCTTGCTGGTATCGGTCGCGGTGTTCTTTCCATGCTTTTTTATACGCCTTCATGTATGTCATGTTGGCCTTTCTCTTTGCCTGACGAACTGCGTGGTGGTTTTTCACAAACCAGTCAGGGTCGTTAAATGCTGCTCTGGCGCAGGTATACCAATAATTTGTTGCCTCCCTGTTTAGCCAATAAATACTGATAAATGGCAACCGGATAGACACCATTTTTCGTTGAGACTCTTTCTCGCCAAACATGTGCCCTTTTTTGATGCTAAGGCCAAATCCAGGTTGAATTAAAAGCATTGTCATGTCCTCTCACATTGAAAATTCAGCAATAAAAAACCCAGCCGAAGCTGGGTTTGTTAAGTTGTCAATTGTCAGTAGCGATGCAGTGAAGGCGGCAACTCTTTGTTCTTAAGCCTTTCCCATGCCAGAAGGTTCGTCGGCCCGTCAGGCTCATAAATATCTATATCCCGCGTGTGATTAATTAAAACGCCCCTCGCCCTCCCGATGATATACGAGAACTCATAGCCGTAGTCGTGGCATATGCCGGAATAGCCAGACTGAATCAGTTTTAATGCGGGATACAACTCACGGAACAATGCCTGTGAGCGGTTGGCATAATCCCACAGCCAAACAAGGCTGTCTGTTTCTTTTGCGGAAAGCCCGTTGGGCTTCTTCTCTTGTTTGCCAGTATTTTTCTTGCACTGGCTGAAATAGCAGTCTTCCAGTTTTTCGAACACTTCCCACGCCTGATCGGTTTCGAGCATTTTGGCGTGACGGGCAGCGCCGCGTTCAGTCCAGAGGATGAGGGAGCGGGTTTTGGGGGAAATTTGCAGGTAACTAAAAGTTACTCGCAAATTTTTCAGATCATCGCCAACGATTTTGAAATAATGCTTCCCTTCCAGAAAACGAGTTTGATTACGTGAATGATTCATTTTTATGTTGGCAACATCCGTTCCATAAAGATGCGCCAATAGCTCGGTGGTTATGACAGGGATCTGGTTGTGGGTAATCGGGGAAAGAGTTTCAACTGCGATTTTGGTGGCCATAAGATGATCCTTTTTCTTTGTGAATCATCACCACCTGCGACGCCAATCGCTTGGTGGTGAACTGTGCAGGGTTGGCGTAACCGGGAAAAAGGAACCGGCGCGGATTGCTCCGCCCCCACACAGCCCACCATTGAGATGTGACTGTGCAAACGACAATAAAAAAGACGCTGGCGCGTCTGTTGTCGCCTTTTTCATCCGGGACGCCAATCCCGACGCCAGATTTTGCTGGCGTGTGAGGAATATAGCCCCGGATAAATCATCGCGTCAATCCCCTTGTATTCCTCGCACGATGTCTTAGCCACCGGATATCCCACAGGTGAGCCGTGTAATTGAAGGTTTTTACGTCAGATTCTTTTGGGATTGGCTTGCGTTTATTTCTGGAGCGTTTCGTTGGAAGGTATTTGCAGTTTTCGCAGATGATGTCGGTGATACTTCGTCGCTGTCGCCTCATGCCGCCCTCCTGACGCCCTGCCCGATCGCCATCAATGCCGCTTTGGATACGGTAGTAAACATCCGTCGAGGACTGATGAACGGTCGCCAAATCAGCAGCATGGAGCCTTTACTGTTTCCCTTCTTCTCCAGCCCCGTCGATGGTTCGATAAAATTAATCCGTCCATCAGTGATAATGCGAACTTCGTCAACACTCTCCAGAGCCTTGCTGAACCATCCGACTGACATATCCTCTGGCACAAGCATCACTACCGTCTGTCGCTGTTGTATGCACTGCTCAGCGGCTTTTTCCACCCACGGCCTGATATTGCTGTACGGTGGGTTATTCCAGATTGCACCGTGGCTTATCCACTCAGAATTTAGCGCGTCGTCGGCCTCAGTTAACCAGTGAGCGCACAGAGCATTTTTGTCGCTCGCTGCCGAATCCAGCCAGAATCCAAACTCAATATCCAGTGCATCAAAAAGCCAAAGCGGCGTTTGCCAGCAGTCCTTGTCGTGTGCTGGCGTATTTGATTTGATAGTCATGCAGCCCTACCTTTTCGTTGTGACCATTCATACTCTCGCCGGGAGTCATCACTCCACCGCACGTTGCGCTCTGAGCCGAACCAGAACATGATTTCGATAAGCTCAGTCATGCTGGCCTTCCGCATTTTGCTGGTACGCACGCCAAGCATGACAACGCCACCGTCGATACCAGGCACACTTCGTTGCTCCAGTTTTTTGGTCTTAAGCCACAGGGCAGTGAACAGGTCTTTCCAGTCTTCCGGCGCCAGCCGTTGACCATGCCATAGCACCTGACGCGAAACATCGTTCAGCATCGGCCACATACGGTCATTCTGCGCTTTGCTGCGCTTGGGTTCTTTAACGTGGACTTCGTGGGGTGACTTGTCGTCGATGGGTAGTGAGAGAATGGCGTCTATGGCGTTATTTCTGATTGCTTCGTTGCGAAGCAGAAAGGTTTGCTTCATCTCCTGCTCTCCGGTTCCATTTTTCAGCCGCCGCAGCAACTGATGGTGCCCATGCCCCCCCTGGCTTCACAGAGGTCACATTCTGCATAGCCCCACACATCAATATTTATTCCGGCCTCAACCCACAGACGAGCATTACCGCCGCAAAACGGACATTCTTTTAGCTTTGGCTGGGTTAATGATAGGTCGCTCATGCTCACTCCTTCACTTTAAATCCAGACTCCGGATAATTCTGTTGCGCTGAAACTCATTGTTGAGTTTGAACAACCGTCGAAGAACACGGTCACGCGGATAGCGTCGTGCGGCAGGTGAATGCTCATACAACTCATCAAGCGGCAAACTGGACGATGAACGATACCGATACCAACGCACCAACTCTTCACGAAAATTAGCCCTGACAAGCTCAGCTATCGTACTCATTTCTTAAAACCTCCTCAAACGCATTCTGACGCATTTTTCATTCTCGCTGCTTATCGGCATGCCTTGCACGTGCTTACCTCACCACAGAGCGATTGTGATGCCTTAAAAGCGATTTATTGAAGTGATATTTGCTTAATCGAAATTCTTTTCTTTGATTCCTGCGGCCCTGATGGCTTTCATTACTGCAATTACCGTTTTGTCACGCCCATCCTCATAACCCATCGCATAAGCACCTTCTTCACCATCTTTCCAAAGGTCGTCATTCGATTCGGGCCAGTCGATATCCAGTTCAATAGCAGAGCGCGATGCCTGCCATATCACCCAGGCAAACTCTTTTAATTCATCGTCTCCCGTGAACTGGCTTTTGTCTTTTGACCACCAGTTTTCAAACTGTCGGTAGCTATCGTTCACTTCCCTCTCCCCCAAATAAAAAGGCCTGCGATTACCAGCAGGCCTGTTATTAGCTCAGTGATGTAGATGGTCATCTTTTAACTCCATATACCGCCAATACCCGTTTCATCGCTGCACTCTGGCGACACTCCTTAAAAATCAGGTTCGTGCTCACCGTTCCTTCCCGTTCTTCCCTGGTAGCAAACCGGTAATACACCGTTCGCCAGACCTTACCATCAATGATCAGGATTCCTGCCCGCGCCATTTTAGCCGCAGCCTGATTTATGCTGGTTACGGTTGCGCCTGTTACCGCGGAAACGTCCTGTGCACAGAAGTTCTTATGCGTCCCGAGGTAATGAATAATTGCCTCTTTGCCCGTCATACTCTTGCTCCTTTCAGTCCGAACTTAGCTTTAATTTCTGCGATCTTCGCCAGAGCCTGTGCACGATTTAGAGGTCTGCCGCCCATGACAGGAAGTTGTTTTACTGGTTCAGGGATCGCCTCACCACGGTTAATTCTCGCAGTCATATGGACAAGCTCATCTGCGGCCTTACGGCGTAATTCCGCATCAGTAAGCGCATTGGCCCGCATGTTCTGATACAGGTTGGTAACCAGCCAGTAGTGCGCGTTTGATTTCCACGGATAAGACTCCGCATCCGGATACAGGCCTCGCTTCCGGCAATACTCGTAAACCATATCAACCAGCTCGCTGACGTTTGGCAGTCCGGCGATAACGGATGCTTCTTCCCGGCACCATGCAACAAACTGCCCGGGTGATGGCAGAAATGGTCGATTCTGCCGACGGGCTACGCGCATTCCTGCGTTAACCTGTTCCATTGTGGTGATCCCGTTTTCCCGGAAAGCCAGAACCCACTGGCGGCGGATTTCGTTCAGTTCGTTCTGGTCACGATTAGCCATGCTCGCCGGGAAAGTTGCCAGTAACTGGCTGAACACACCGTTGATGATCTGCGCTACCTGCTGTACCTGCGGCTTTTCGTCGTACTGTTCCGGCATGTTGTTGGCGATCCGACGCATCTGCTCACGGTCAAAGTTAACCATCTGTGCGGCGATGTTTTTCATAGATCCACCCCGTAAATCCAGTCTGTGTTTGTCAGGTCGAGTTTTGGTTTGCTGGCTGTCACAACTGCCTGTTGCTTGTTACGGTTGATTTCGAGTCTGGGTCC